ACAGAGTAACATCTGTTCTTTATGAGTTGATCGATTCTTTTGCAGCAGAATACAAGAAGCCTCCTGGGAAGGAAGTTTTAGAAGTTCAGATTGAGAACTACAAAGGTCTCACCGAAAAAGAATTCAAAGAAGTTTCTACACTCCTAGAAGAAATTACTCGAGATCATACGCAATCAGATCCAAAATGGCTGCTTGATGAGACAGAAAAGTATTGTCGAGAAAAAGCAATCTATAACGCGATTATGGATTCTGTATCCATTATTGATGGATCGGATACAAAAAGATCCGAAGGTGTGATTCCACAACTTCTATCAGATGCACTTGCTGTATCTTTTGATAAGAATGTTGGACATGATTACTTTTCATCTATCGAAGCTCGATGGGATTTCTACACCCAGAAAGAGACTAAGTTTCCTTCTTTGTTGAAGATGCTAGATAAGGTCATGCATGGTGGTGTGAGTCGAAAGACTTTGAATCTAATCATGGCTGTTTCTGGTGGTGGCAAATCTGCTGCAATGTGTTCTTTAGCTGCTAACTATATCAGTCAAGGATACAACGTTCTCTATATCACAATGGAACTCGCAGAAGAACGAGTTGCAGAACGTATAGATGCAAACCTATTGAACATTCCTATCAATCAAGTCAAAGATATACCTAAAGACTTGTATTGTAAGAAGTTGAATAAGATCAAAGAAAAATCTTTCGGTCGATTATTCTTGAAAGAATATCCTACTGGATGTGCATCTGTCAATAACTTCAGAGCACTGCTTGATGAACTATTGATCAAGAAAGACTTCAAGCCAGATATCGTTTTTGTTGACTATCTAGGTATATGTGCTTCTGCACATTATAAGTCCGGTGGATCTGCTAATTCTTACACTGTTCAGAAATCTGTTGCAGAAGAACTTCGTGGACTTGCAGTTGAACGCGATCTAGTTGTATGGTCGGCTGTTCAATCTAATCGATCAGGATATGGTAATTCTGATATGAATGAAACATCAATGGCCGAGTCTATCGGTATTTTGATGACTGCTGATTTTGTTCTTGGATTGATTCGTAATGCTGATCTAGATGAACTTGGACAAGTCATGATGAAACAGATCAAATCTCGATATGGCGATGTTTCTTATTTCAATCGATTCATATGTGGATTTGATCGAGCAAGAATGAAACTTTTTGATATAGATGATCAATCCGGCATTGTGAATGAAAATGCAGAATCTGATCACATGAATAAGATCGCTGATTCGAAAGAATTAAGATCTGAACCGAAGAAAAAGCCTGGTCTGGATAAATCTTCGGAATGGTCTTTTGATGAATAATCATTAGACTAAGTAGATTACCTTAATCGGTAATTTCAATAAACAGACCGTTATCGCATGAATTTGCATTAGGTCAATAACAATAAAGGAAAATAAAATGGCTACTCTCGCAGAAATCCGTAAGAATAAATCCGCTTTGATGGATAAAGTGAACAAGGCTCTTGCCGGCGCTAACACAAATGCGGATAAGAAAGAAGATGATCGCTTTTGGTCTCCAACTCGCGATGCATCAGGAAATGGAACAGCTATCATTCGTTTCTTGCCTCCTATGGCAGACGACGAACTTCCATGGGTTAAGATTTTCTCTCGCGCATTCAAAGTAGAATCTACAGGCAAGTGGTATATCAACAATGATCTTTCTACTATCGGTAGAGACGATGATCCTGTTTATCAATATATCAAGCCATTGTATGAATCTGGCGATGAAGCAAAGAAGAAGATTGCTGGTACGATGAAGCGCAAAACGCATTACATCTCCAATATTCTTGTGATTAAAGACCCTGCAAATCCTGCAAATGAAGGTAAGGTTAAACTCTTCAAGTATGGTAAGAAGATCTATGAAATGATCATGAGCAAGGCACAGCCTACTTTTGATGATGAAGAAAAAGTCTATGTTTACGATATCGATTCTGGTGCCAACTTCCGTCTTCGTATCAAAACAGTTGATGGATATCCAAATTACGACTCTTCAGTATTTGATTCTGTTACTCCTCTTTGCGGTGGAGATGACGATGAGATCCAGAAGGTGATCGATAATTACATTCCTTTGGCTGAATTCCTTGATCCAAAGAACTTCAAATCTGCTGAACAGCTGAAGAAGGAATTGGATCGTGCTCTGGGTAATGGTGCTCCTATTGGCAAGGCAACTGATCTTCTCAATGAAGATAAGCCAGCTAAGAAAGAATCGAAGACCGAAGAAGCTGCTCCGTGGGATGAAGAAGTGAAGGTTCCAGAAAAGAAAACAGCAAAAGTTGAAGCAAAGCAAGAAAAGGCTATTGTTCCATCTGATGATGACGATGATGACTTGGCACTTTTTAAGGAAATGCTAGGTAAGTAAAATAAAGCCACCAATCGGTGGCTTTTTCATATCATTTAGCCAACAAGGAAAATCGGTGGCTCTGAGAATTCTTCTCTCAATTGCTCTTCTAATCTGGCAATTTCTTGAAGAGCCTCGTTATACATTCCTTGTCCATCAAGTGTTACTCCACCGATAAGAGAAATCCCTCCAAATTTCTTAAGATTCATTCCCCATTGTTTTTCAACAAGAGCTTTGAAGTATTCTTTAACCCAGATTTGATCATAAATTTTAGAATATTCTTCCGGATCTGTTGTTACAAAACATTCAAATGCTACATATTGACCAGCAACAATATTCGCTCCCCAATAAGCATCTATGTAGAGTTTATCGACTACTTGAGTGTATCTGAATAGAGGAACTCCATTGAATGTTTGATCTAGAAGAGCAAGATTTTGCATCAGACTTGTATAGTAAGCCATAGATCCAGTGGAAATATTCCATAAGTCTCCAAGTCTTATTTGATACTGTACAGAAAATAATCCAGAATCGCCTGATGATGTTCCTGTCGCAGATCCTTCTACCATAGGAAAAACACGAACAATGCTTATGATATTATCTGGAATTGAGATGTATCTATTCGTCACATCTTCTGGTGTGATTTGATGAGTTATGTACATCCTCTGAGTTCCATCATAGTGATATGATCTAAACTTTTGAAGAGTATCATCAAGTCTATCAGAAAGTTGCTCTTCTGTTACATTGATCTGAGCAACTGGTTCTCCTAATGAACGAAGTGTGTAATCTATTAGATTTTGTTTAGATTGTATCATTAAAATGTTCCACCGTCGATGATGATATCTCCTGTCGATCCTCCAGTACCTCCAGATCCACCGCTTGTCACTGGATCTTTGAACTGAACACCAGGATCGACAATAGCATTTCCGTTTGCTACTAACGAAACCTTGTTATCTATTTGGCTCTTTTTCAAGACTTCGTAAATATATGTCTTAGGTGACATATCAATCGTAACAGTAGATGATAAAGATATCGTTAAATCTGTTGCAGATGTAGAAAGATCGAACTCCAAGAAAACATCGGCATCTTCATGTTTTCTGATGCATGCATAGAAAGAGTAATCTGATATGTCTACAATTGGATACGATTGTTCAAAGTCGGTACCTTGCTGAATGTAGATGTCAACAAGTCTATTGGGAATGGTTTGCATTCATGTCTCCTGAATTTTCTTTATTTAATCCTCTTGACAGCCTTGTTAGGACGTCATACAATAGACACATGTTGAACACTTTTATGAATTTTTATCATGCCTCGTATTGATCACAATCAAGATTTTGATGACGACTCTTCTGATGAGAACACTATTCGCATCAAGACACAGAAACCGCGGAATCCTTTGGTGAAAGAAATCTTTGATGGGAAGTTCCCACCAAAGCGCCATAAGGATAAGCGCCGTTCTGCATCACGTTTTGATAAGCGTAATATTGAAGAACTTTAAAAGGAATTATCATGAGTATCGAGACTTGGAAAGCAGAATTTTATCCGGCTCCGGCCAATTCTGTAAAGACTTGGGAAGAAGCAATCGATCAAACCATTGTGAAGTGGAGTGGTCTGACAGAAGAAAATTTGAAGAAACATGAATGCATGAAAGAAGGCACATGCATTCGAGATCAAGAGTATTATTCTCTTCAGTGCGATTACCGAATTTGTGCTCTATGCCAAATGAGCATCGATGGCCCATCTGAACATGGATTTGTAGATTGTTCTATTTGTCCTCTTGGAATTTTGCATGGCGAATGTGAAGATGACATTGACAACGGAGATATTGATGAAGTTGATGTTCCTGATCTAGATCCATATACTGTTTGGGAAGAACTTAATAATCCTAAGCCAATGATCAATGCATTGCAAGATGTCAAGAAGTTCATTAAAATTCACAGTTTAGATAAAGAAACAAAGAAATGGATTAAGAATGACGCAACTGAATAAGAAAGCAAAATATCTTTCTGAGATGTTAGACGAAGCAAATAAAGCAACTGATCCTGTCCAATGCTTGAAAGATTTCATTGCACAAGATCCTCGACTAACATCCATTCTAGGATATGCAATCAATCCGAAGTGGAACATCTCAACTGTTCTTCCGGATGGGGTTCCGCCTTACACAGAATCGGATCTCCCTCTTGGTATGGCAGCTCTCGATTTGCTGAAGCTACATAGCAAGATCTACATCATGTTCAATCCTGAATTGAAGCAATTCAAGAAAGAAGAATTCTTCATCAAGTGGATAGAAAGCATGCATCCAACCGATGTTGGAATTTTTATTGCAGTGAAAGACCAAAATCTGGAGTCTTTGTATCCAAATTTGACTAAAACTGTTGTACACTATGCACTCGGTTGGACTAAGGAACAGTTCGACTCCTTGTTTGTTTGAGGTTATCATGAATCTTGATCTTGTTATGAAATTTGCGCATAATCCTGTTCGTAATTATGCTATTCCTGGACTGACTTCTTGGATGATTTCGAATTCGCCAGAAGGAAACATCCGGATGTTTGATATGACTCGAGATCATATAGAACCAATCGTTGCTCATAGCCATCGATTCAACTTTCATTGCATTGTTCTGGAAGGCGAAGTTGAAAATATTTTGTTCAAGCAATCTATGGATGGAGATCTTTATTCTGCTGTCTATCAAACATATAATGGCTCGATTGGTTCTTATAAGACAGAACGATCAAATCTTCATATTCGATACGTTCAAATTTCTCAGAAATACAACAAAGGAGATCAATACTCAATGTACTCTGACGAAATTCATTCCATCAGATTCAAGAAAGGAACGAAAGTTCTATTCTTCGAAGGCCCAGATGTCGATGATAAGAGTATTATCATAGAACCTATTGTTGATGGCGAACTCATCGAAACATTCAAAGTTGAACCATGGATGTTCAAGAAAGACATTAATGAGTGAAGAATTTAAAATCCTGACAGATGCACAACATGCTCTTCAGGCTCCTTATATGTACATCGGATCTACTTCTGTTGAAGAGCAAGAAGTGGTTACTTTCGGTGAGACAAAGAAATTTAACATTGTTCCTGGTCTACTGAAAATCATTTGAATTTACAATTTTTAAAATGATGTCTCAGCATTCCTCCTGCATATCCCTCTTTGCCGCAATGATTACATATCATCTTTTCTTTTGAATAGTTGTTTCCTTTTAGATTTAATTCTTTTATCAAAGGATCGTTTTTATTAAGACGATATCTATTTCCTTGATCATCTTTGAATATTGTTATCCCTTTCAGTTTTTCTTTGATTTTAGGAGATACCCCTTCTATAAATGTTTCCGGTTGTTGTCCTTTGAAGTGCCATTTTGTATCTAGAGATATAGGATCGTAATACGCAGTCTTGCCATTTATACTTTTTGTGTTCGGAGATCCTAGAATCCAGTTCTCTGGTGGAGTTTTATTCTTGGATATTCTTTGTGTTTCCATAGTGTTCGGATCATACCATATTCTAGATCCATTCATAACTTCTATATGAGACGGGTGTCCGCGTTTCCAGTTATCTGGTAGTTTTATAGAAGATTTATCTATATTTTTTGGAATACGCAATACTGTCTCTTCCATAGTGATTTCGTTGTGGATTTTGATACTTGCGTATCTAGACCCTCGTATGTAGCCTTCTGGTATTATTGCGTCTGTATCCTTCTTATTGATTCTTATGAAGTCGAATGTGATAGGATTGTAATAATGTGCAACAGAATTTGCTTTTCCTATCTTATCTCCGAAATCTTGTTTTAATTTTTCATATGTTCTAGATTTTCTGAAATTTAGTTTTTCATATTCTCTTGTATTCCAGTTGGTCATTGAATTAAATGCGTATGTCAGATCCCCGCCGTATGTTTTCCACAACATCCAATGAGCAATAAAATGTTGACGAGCAGTAAGAATAGCTTTATTCCATACGTTTTTATTTAGAGATTTATATTCGATCCACAATGATTTAGGAAGAAAATGGTGCTGTTCTATGTATCCAAGTTCTTCTTTTGTTTTCGAAGAATTTGATTGACAACAAGCATTGATAAAGTTAAAATACCTCTTAAGATAGTGATCGTTATGAGGTTTAGATGAAAGAATGGCATAAATATCTATGTTGGACATAGTTGTCTCCTTGATAACGGTTAAAGAAATGTCTAAAGGCCATGGGAACTGTCAATTCCGCGATGGTCATTCTTATTTAGTGAAGAGGAAACATGTCAGATTTTAAAATTTTGAATGATAGAGAGCACGTGCTACTTAGAAGTGGCATGTACATTGGATCAACTTCTCTAGAAGAAGTTTTTGGTATCGTTAATTTCAAATTCCAATCAAATTCCATTGTTCCTGGATTGATAAAGTGTATCGAGGAAGGATTGCAAAATTCATTAGATGAATTTTCCAGAACAGATGGGAATTTTGCAAACAAGATTGATATTATAATCGATCAATCTAATGATTTGACAATTTCAATCCAAGACAATGGCAGAGGAATTCCTGTTGAAAAGATAGGAGATGTATATCGACCAGTTCTTGCATGGACAACATTAAGAGCGGGATCAAATTTTGATGATTCGAATAGAATTGGAGCTGGACAGAATGGGGTTGGTATTTCTCTTGTGAACATCTTTTCGAAAGAATTTATCGGAGAAACAGATGATGGGAATCAGTCACTGCATCTTAAATGCAAGAACAACATGAGCGAAATTTCTTTTGATGTCAAGAAATCTAATAATCGAAGAGGTACGCTTGTTAAATTTTCTCCAGATCTAACAAGATTTGGAATTGATAGCTTTACCTTTGATCACACAGAAATTATCAGAGATAGACTTTACAATCTATCCATCATATATCCATCCATTGTCTTTACTTTGAATGGAGAAAAGATAAAATTCTCAACAATAGAAAATATCGCAAAGAAATTTCATGCAAATGCTATTTCTAGTGATACGAAATCATGTAGGCTGATAATTGCTCCTTCTGGATCGGATCAAGAATTTAGATGTATTTCATATGTGAACGGGATCTATGTTAAGAACGGAGGTTCTCATGTAGATTATATCATCAGTTCTATGATAAACGAACTGCGTCCGATGATTAAGAAGAAATGGAAAATTGATGTATCTCCTAATGGAATCAAACAACATATACTATTAGGTTGCTGGACTAGTAAATTTCAAAATTTGAAGTTTGATAGTCAAACTAAAGAATGTATCAAAAATTCGAATCAAGAAGTTCAATCTCACTTCAATGACATTGATTTCAAGAAGATTGCCAAGCAAGTGATTGATAACGAAGCAATCATCATGCCAATCATCGAAGCTATTCTTTTCAAGAAGGAACAAGAAGAACGTCGAGAGGCTGCTAAACTAGCGAAGCAATCTAAAAAGATTCAGGTTGTAAATCATATAGAGGCACAATCCAAACATCCAGAAGAAAAGACATTGTTCTTGACAGAAGGTCTTTCTGCTTGTGGTCCAATTCTTGCTGTTCGGAATGCTATGACTACTGGGTCGTATGCTCTTCGAGGCAAGGTGATGAATACATATGGAATGAAACCAGTTGAAATTCTGAAGAATAAAGAATATTTCGAACTATGTGCTGTTCTTGGTCTCGAATTTGGTAAGCCTATTGATGGACTGACATACGGAAAAATTGCTGTGATGTCTGATGCTGATCCTGATGGAGATGCAATTTTTTGTTCTTTGCTATCTTTCTTTTCTGCTTGGCCTGATCTTTTCAAGCAATCTAGAATTTACAGAGTTCGATCTCCTTTGTATGTTTGCCAGAAGAAAGGCAAGAAGAAACTATTCTATACATATGAAGAATTTCAGAAAGCAAAGCTTGATTCTTCATGGGAAGTGAATTATATCAAAGGTCTTGGTTCTTTGGATCAAGAAGACTATGCAGAAGTGATTAATAATCCTGTGCTTGTCAAGGTGTCTGCTTTGGATGATCAAGATATCAATATGATAGATATCGCATTTGGTGATTCATCGGATGAACGTAAAAAATGGATGTTGGAGTGAATATGAGTGTTTCTATCTCTGCGGCTGTTGTTGTTGGTCTTCGTAGAAATGAATTCGAAGATGCTGACAAATTGGATGAATTATTGGACAACGGTGAGTTATGTATGTATGCTCCTTATTATGATGGATGGCAAGAAGCTATCATCGGTATAGAGCTTTATCGTGGACAGTTTGAATTTGATGGAGTTAAAGTCATTGAAAAATTCGTTGAATTCCATAACTTGACAGGACAACATGGAAAACTTTTCGTTGCTCCTGATGTTTATTGAGGATTGATTATGTTAGATGAGCTTTTTGAAGATGAAGCAAAGCCAGTAAAATCAGAAGTAAAGATCATTCGATCTGGAACATCTGTTAAGAGTTTGATCAATGTAGACTATCGTGGTTATGCGATGTATGTTCTTGAACATCGTGCGATTCCATCTGTGATCGATGGATTCAAGACATCTCAACGTAAACTGTTCTATGCCATGCAAAAGAATGGCGGAAAGAAGATTAAGCTAGCCGAACTCGGTGGTAGTCTTTCTTCTTATGGATATGCACACGGAGAATCATCTGCACAAGCTGCTGCTGTCAACATGTCTCAAGAATGGGCAAATAACATTGCGCCTTTCATCGGACATGGGAACTTTGGAACTCGTTTGATCCAAGAAGCAGCTGCACCGAGATACATCTATGCGACAATGAATCCTTTAGCAGAAAAGATCTTCAATGACAATGATGTTCTGAACAAAAATGAAGATCCAGATGACGTAGAACCACATCACTATCTACCTATCATCCCTTGGGTACTTTTAAACGGGATTAAAGGTATCGCCGTCGGGTTTGCTGTTGATATACTACCTAGGACACCTAAAGCGCTAATCCAAGCCTGTAGAGAGTATATTTCAACTGGCTCTATCAAGATTGATCTTGTTCCTTCGTTCCCATCTTTCAGAGGAGAAGTTCGAAAGATTGAAGATGGCAAATACATGTCTGTCGGTGTCATTGAAAAGGGACTGCGCAACTCTTATGTGATCTCAGATCTTCCATGGGGTCATGATCGAGAATCGTACTTCAATCATCTTGTTGCAATGCAGGAAGATAAGAAGATCAATTCTTTTGAAGATCACTGTGACAAAACTGGTTTCAATTTTGTTGTGAAGATGGATCCAGAACAAAGAACTAAAGCAGAAGTTGATCTGATCAAATACTTCAAGCTGTCTAAGATTCATACAGAAAATTACACAACTCTTGATGAGAATGGTAAACTTAGAGTATTCAATCATGTGAATGAAATCATTGCATATTTTTGCAACTACAGAATCAAGAAGAAGAAAGAACAG